AAATAATTATCTTCATACCTTGACATTAAAGCCATATTGTCTTCGTTGGTTATTTCTATTTTGTCTGTTATTTGCATAGTTTATAGTTTAAAAAAAGCGCCCATTTCTGAACGCTTCTCCGATTTGAACACACCTAACTTAAAAAGGTAAGTCGTCTAATTGCTTTGGTAAGTCTTGTGGCATATCTTGTTTAGGTGCTTCAGCTTCTTTGTAAGGTTCTGAAAACTTAATACTAAAATACTTCTTGCCGTTCTGTGATTCGTTTAACCATACTGCAACGTCTTTAGCTTTTCCGTCTATCATTGCTTTACCTTTGTAGTCTGGGTGCTGCTCCGTCTTTTTGTAGTCGTTCTTAAAGATTGCACCTGTGTTGTTTTTCTGTTCCATATTTATTTATTTAAAATTGTATTTATAATTGTGTCTTTCTACCTCTATTTTTTGATTTGCAAAAGCAATCATTCCGTTAATGTGACTATCAGTTGGCACGAAGTAATTCCATTTTTTAAAAGCTGGTATGTAATAGAAAAAAAACGCTGCTCTTTTAGATGTGTTCTTTTCATAAATAACAGTTGCGGTATGGTCACTTGTTGGTATTATTTCTTGTACCTTAAACGTTTCATTGTTAAAATTATTTTTTCTGTCTTTATTTGAATATCTTTTACATACTTCATTAGTAAATGATTTTAATTCTTTAGCTATTTCTTTATTCATTTACTTTATTGTTTTACTTAAAATGTATGCGCTTAACGTCTTTCGTGTGCGCCTTGCTTTCAATTCTAAAAGCTTCTTTTCTTCGTCTGTTACTCTTAATGTAATGACTTTACTTTTTCGTGTTTTCAAAATATTTTTCATTTAATTTTCTATACTGTTTCATTCGTTTTTCTAACGTAGAAAACTTTATTCTTTTTGGTATAACATATTTAGTATTGTGCAAAGCATCATACCAACTAAACAAATCAGACCACCAATTTTTATTATACATAAATCTTGAATTGTTTTCTAATGTATGGTACTGTATAGCATAAAATAACATTATGTCGGTAGGTTCGGGTTTATAATACTCTTTATCTCTTTCTTTATATCTAAAACCAAAAGAATATTCTAATTTGTAAAATAACACAGGTAAAAAATCTTCGTAATGTATATGTCTTCCTTTGTAATCTGTCAAAAAATCAATTAAATTATTAACTTGTATGTAGTCTTTATGACTTGTTTTTTTTAATCTCATTGTATTAAAGTATTATAATATTCACGACATTCTTTTACTCTGTCGTAGATTGCTTTTACTACGTCTTTGTCATACTTTACTTCAAACGTTTTTATTCGTCTTTCTGCTGGTATGTTGTCGAAGTTGTGTTGTGCTTCAACGTGGTTACGTAGTTCTTCGTTTTCGTCTATTAAATGTTCCTTCCAATGCGCACGTCTTACTTCGTCTTCTACCATAAGTTCTGGCGTGTTGATCAAGCAATAACATAAGTAAGCTTTGCGTTTACCTGTTAAAGCCATATAGCCTTGTAGTTGATAGTAGTAGTCTTTGTTTGGTATATCTTCAGCAAAGAAAGGAAACGTTGTAGCATCCCAACTTGATTTGACATCTAATATTATGTCCGTGTTTACGTCTGGCGTTCCTGTCAAGTAGTCGTTTTCAAAGTGTTCTTCGTTCTTATACATAAAGCCCAAGTCTAAAACGCTTTCACATAGCTTGATTCCTTCGTCTTCTACTGCGTTACCTTTGTCTGTATACCTACTTGAAAACTCTTTACGTTTACCGTACATTTCTTCTATTGCAAGTTCTTGTAAGTATGTCTTGCAAGTCTTACTTAACGTTTCTGTTTTACTTCGTGAATTGGTCATTATTTTACCAATGGAAGAACATCTAATCTTCAACATAACTCTAAAGCTTTTGATTGTACGTTAGTTAGTGCAAACTTTTCTATTAGTTTGTCTTTCGTAATCTTGCCTTCTTGTACTGCGATAAGTGCATCTGCAAAACGTTTAGTGTTTAGCTTTTCTTTCTTAACTACAGTTACTTGTTCACCAGCAGCATCTGTGTCTTTGTCTGTTACTAAACCAAGTGCAGAAGATAGTGCGTAACGTCTAAAGTAGGTTACACCAGAACCGAAGCTTTGGTAGTCGTTCATACCTTTCAATGTTGCTTGTGGAATAAGTGTGTTACTTTCTAACGTTTCACCACTTTCAACGTGAAAGATAATAGTGTTTAAGTAGTTATCTTCTTCGTGTGTGTTAATTAGTTGTGTAAATCCTAATCCGTGTTTCTGTAATAGTGGGTTAATCTTGTCGAAGATCGTAGGCAAGTCTGCATACGAATAGCCGTAACCTTTTGTGCCTTTGAATATAGGCTTTACTTCTTGCTGAAAAGCTGCAAGTGCTTTAAATAAGTGTTTCATAATGTAAATATATTAAGTGTTTGTGTATACAAATATAGTGAATTATTGTATATGTTTTACTTTTTGTTTATACAACTCTATAATATCTTTTAATTCTTCACGTGTATACTTTCGTGTTTTGTGTGCTTCTTCGTGTAGTTTAAACAGTTCTTCGCCTCCTATTCGTTTTTCTATACCAATTTGATAGTTTAACAGATCACCGCTTTTATCTTTGTTGCACGGTCTACTACACTGGGCGTGAGTATTAAAAACCGAAAATCTGACTGAAGCGTGACCACCAGCAGAATAGTAATGACCAGCGTCAATGTTTCCTTTGCGTAATGGTTTACCACAAGAAATACACGGATAACCTTTTGCAATATCTCTTGCTCTTATATATGCGTTAAAATAACGTTGTGCTTTTTTAGTTAAGCTTTGCACCGTTTCTAAAGATTCTTTTAGTTCTTTTTTTTCTTTTTTCCAATTCTTGACCTTTGCAGTTTCTACCCATACTTTAACGCATTCAGACTTAAAGCAATATTTTTGATTAAAGTGCTTTGCTTCGAATTTATCTTTGCAGTTTTTACAACGTGGCATTAAATTACAAATGTTTTACAAAAGTTATTTGTGTTTTGCTTAACCCAAACAAAGTGTCCGTATTCAATACTATCTGTTGAAGTTTTGTTAAACGATATTCTTTTGTGATGTATAAAGCAATATTTAGGCATATTATTTTCAAATATTTTTTTTCTTTTTTTACTTCCAAAAAAATTTAATCGAAGCAACATTATTACATAACCATTTTCTGATATTAGTTCAATGCTTTTTTTAATAAAATCTTCAGCTAAATAAAAAGGCGGATTGCTTATAATTACATCAAAATTGTCTTTTGTTGCATATTTTAAATAGTCCGTTTTTATGTCTGCTTTACTGTCTTGCCTTATATCTAAACCTAAAAGTTTTACAGGATTTAATTTCTCTTTTATAACATTAATGTAAGAAGCTTGGTTATTAATATCGCCACCGCAACACGGATCAAGAAAAGATAATTTTTTTATTTCGTGATAAGGTATATTTAAAACTTCTTTTATAAAATGATTCAAAAACAAATTAACGTCTTTTTGCGGTGTTATGTAATAGTCTGCTTTGTGTCTTTCGTAACCTCTATTTGTGCTGCTCATTGTTCGTCTTTTTGAAATATGTAAACCTCTTCTACGTTACAATCTATGTTAGTGCAGTTATGTACGTTTATTACGCCTTCGCCTTCTAAATTAAAGTCTTCGTATTCGTGTTGTTCTTGCCAATTTATAGCTTGGCTGCATTGTGGACATTTCATATAATTTATTTTTTATTTGTAAAGCGTTATAATTATAAATAATGTTTTGGATAAGATTGTTGTTTTAATAAACAGTTTTTTTCAAATCGTTTATCTAAAAATTTTATATATCTGAATTGCCTTAAAACCATTTTTTTTAATTTATGACGGTTATCATCAAAATATTTTTTTTTCAAGTTTCCTTTTCTATCTTTTCTGTTTACTTCTATGTTATGATATACAACACCATCTAATTCATAAAAAACCGTGTTATGTTCTCCATAATAATTAAAACTACAAGCTTGATAAACAACACCAAAACGCTTACATCTTTCGTCTGCAAAAGATTGTATCCATTTAATATTACTATACTTTTTTTTTATCAATTTTATACTATATGAAATAGCTTTACTTGCCGTATTTTTAGGCGCATTGTCATTTATCCACATTCTGTTCAATTCCATAGCATTACAAGAATTTCCTCCTGAAACTATTTTGCTATGATAAGAAGCATTAAACAAATGTCCAAACATTAAAACTCCTACCATACAATTATCTATAAAAATACCTATATTCAAATAACCATTTGGAGTGACTTTTTTACTATAATGATTTTTTTTAATTACGTCTACTGCTTTTTTTCTTTTTATTATTTTTACGCAAAATTCAGAAGTTCCGTATCCAATAATTTCTTCATTTCCAAAAAGTTTCTTTTGGTTGCTATATATTACTTTATGATTTACTTTCATAATTCTAATTTAGCATTGTTAATAATTTCTTTAAGCTTGTCTATTTCGTGTTTATGTTCAGCTATTATAATTTGGTTACGCATATTAGCCTTACATTCTAAATAGTATTCGTCTTCAAACTGTAAAAACACGTTGTG